GCGATCAACAAGGACATTCTTGTTGGTTCCGGTACGAATGCCCTGAAAGGTCTGAAGGAGTCTGTTGCGGCTAACGCGTCCAAGATCCCGGCAACCGTGACGAAGGCATCCATCCTGAAGATCATGGCGGCACTTGATGGACAGTATCAGAACGGCGCTATCTGGATCATGAGTCCTGAAATGTTCTATGAGAACATCATGCCGCTCACCGAGCTGAACGATTATGTGATCAACGACGGCTTCCAGTTCCGTCTTTTCGGTCATGATGTCGTTTTGATGAGCGAGGCAGTCATCTCCAGCAAAGAGACCGTCTTCTATGGCGATCCGAAGGCATACAAGGTGAACATCTTCAAGGCTCTGGAAGTGAAGCCGTTCGAGACTGCAACGACCACGAACATTCAGTTCAGAGGTGCTTGCCTTGCAGACGGCGAGCTGCTTGATACTAGCGCATTCGTTCGTTTCGCGCAGTCATAAGATCGATAAACAGAGGAGTTTAGCATGAAAACATTGGTTGCAGTGCCGTGCATGGACATGATGCACACGCAGTTTGTCAGCTCGCTTATGAGCATACGAACCAAAGAAGGATATGAGTTCGAGTTTGGCGCGTCATCGCTTGTGTACGACACCCGCAACCAATTCATTGCTAAGGCAATAGACGGCGGGTTCGACCGGATTTTGTGGTCGGATTCCGACATGGTGTTCACTGCTGCCGATGTTGCATATCTAGAGCAGGACATGGATCACGGTTATGACTTCGTGTGCGGTCTGGCGTTTAAGCGCAAGCCGCCATTCACGCCGGTGATCTTCTCCGAATGCTTCATTGACAAGAACGAAGCAGGACAGTTGATCCCGACCAGCACAGTCATGAAGGACTATCCGAAGGACGCACTCTTCGAAGTGGCTGCATTCGGATTCGGGTTCGTCATGATGAGCGTGGAAGGGTTGAAGCGCATTGTTGACCGGTATGGTCGGATGCTATTCATGCCGCATCCCGGCTTCGGTGAGGACTTGTCCTTTTGTTTGCGGGCACATTCAGCGGGTGAGCATCTGTTTTGCGACTCCAGAACGGAAATCGGTCATGTCGGGACATATGTCTACGGCAAGGAACAATTTGAGAGGTATGAAAATGCTTGAGAAGGTAAAGCTGGCGCTCCGGATCACGACGGACGCATTTGATTCTGAATTGAACGACCTGATCGCGGCGGCTGAGATCGATCTTGGCATTGCGGGCGTGGTACTGCCGCAGACGCTTGATGCTATCTGCGAGCGGGCGATCGTCACATACTGCAAGATCAATTTTGGCGAACCGGACAAGGCGGAGATCTATGACAGGCTGAAAGCGTCCTATGACGAGCAGAAGGCTCAACTTTCGATGGCGACGGGGTACACGGAATGGACAGATCAGACGTAATCAATTTGATAAGTGAGACTCGCGTTCAGGACGCTTATGGCGTGTGGCGACCGACTCGGACGTCAAGGCAGGTCTATGCGCGGGTAGTCAGCGCTCCGGCTTATGAGTTTTTCGAAGGCGGGCGCAACGGTCTGAATCCCCAGTATAAAATGACCATGTTCTTCGGAGATTATGACGGAGAATCAATCGTCGAGTACAAGGGCGAAGCATTTAGCGTGTACCGGAAATACCAAACGACCACAGACACGATCGAGCTTTATGTCGAGCGGAAAGGCGGCACCAATGGCGCGTAAAAAGTGCACTCTGTCGACACTTGGAGATGCTATCGCTGACATCCTGAAGGAGTACGAAGGCGAAGTCGTTGACAAGACGCAGGAGATCACGGCAGCAGTCACGAAAAAGGGCGCGAATGCTCTCCGAAACGAGTCGCTCAGTATGTTCAATAACGTGGATCTGCCGCGCGGGCGCTACGGTACCGGGTGGACATCGCAAGTTGAAACTGGGCGGTTCTCCGCTCAGGGAACGATCTACAACGCCAAATATCCGGGATTGCCGCACTTGCTGGAGAACGGTCACGCCAACAGAAACGGCGGGCGGACTCCGGGCAGAGTCCACATCAAGCCGGTCGAGGACATGGTCACACAGGAATACATACGAAAGGTCGAGGCGAACCTATGACACTTCAAGAAGCTGCATCGATGGTGAGAGAGATCGGGCTTCCGTTCTCATACTATCAATTCGATGAAAACACGGCGGTTGCTCCGCCATTCATATGTTTTTACTATCCGGAGGACTTTGATCTGAAAGCAGACGGGATCAATTACAAGAAGATCACGTCGCTTGTGATCGAGTTGTACACGGATAGCAAGGACTTTGCATCAGAAGCGGCGGTGGAGAATGTTCTCAGGTCGCACGGTCTGGCATGGTCAAGGGTCGAGACCTACATCGACTCGGAAAAGCTATACATGGTAACCTTTAACACTTCAATCATGATTGAGGAGGATTGAAAAATGGCAAACAAAGTAAGATACAACCTTAAAAACGTCTATTACGCAAAAATGACAGGCGGAGACGTGGCGGCAGACGGGACTGCAACCTATGATACTCCGGTGAAATGGCCGGGTGCTGTGTCCCTGTCTCTTGATCCTGAAGGCGATGAGAACAAGTTCTACGCTGACGGGATCGTTTATTTCCAGACAGCGGCAAACAACGGATATTCCGGAGACCTTGAGATGGCTCTGATCCCGGACGACTTCCGTGAGACCATCATGGGCGACATCGTTGACGGCAAGGGCGTTCTCATCGAGAACAAGGACGCTGCTCCAATCCACTTCGCTCTGCTGTTCGAGTTCGACGGCGACGTGAATGCGATCAAGCACGTCCTTTATAACTGCACGGTTTCGCGGGCATCCATCGAAGGCGAGACCATCGAGGACGCGATCGAGCCCGGCACGGAAAGCCTGTCTCTCACTGCAACGAGCGTATTCAACAGCGCACTGAACACGAATATCGTGAAAGCACGCTCCGCAGAAGACACCGACGCTACGGCTTATGCTGCATGGGACACGGCGGTATATCAGCCGACTGCACCGAGCGTAATCGTGACGACCTAAGACAGGTCGTTTTTTTAATGAAGGAGAGGAAACCAATATGTTCAAAACAATTCAGATCGGAGGGCAGACGGTGGATCTGCTCTCCAATGCTGCGACACCAATCCGGTTCCAGCAGATTTTCCATAAAGATTTAATTAAAAGCCTCATGGACGCGGCAAAAGAGCGGAGCATCGCGGTGAGCATGGCTCCGGAGCTGGCGTTTGTAATGCACCAGCAAGCGAAGAAGGCGGACATGATGGCACAGAACGCGGACACGTTTATTGAGTGGCTTGAAGGCTTCGGCGGCATGGATTTTGTCGAAGCGGCTGACGAGATCTGGGCGGTCTACTACGGCACAAGCGTGAACGAGTCCGAACCAAAAAAAAAGGACGTAAAACCGAAAGGGAAATGAACACTCCCTTATTCCTGTTGCGAGCATACCAGCTAGGTCTGTCTGTTTTTGACCTGGAACAGCTCGACTATGGGATGGTGTTGGATATGATCACGGAATCCGGGAACGATGCTATCAAATACAGAGAAGTTGCCGGGCAGAGTGATTTTGACAAATTTTGAGGATTGAAACATGGCAAGCAAACGCATTCAGGGCATTACAATCGAAATCGGAGCAGATGCCACTCCGCTGAATAAGGCGATCAAATCGGCGAACGCTGCGATCAATAAGACGCAGAGCGGATTGCGTGACGTCAATAAGCTCCTCAAAATGGATCCATCGAGCACGGTTCTGCTGACACAGAAGCAGAAAGCGCTCTCTGATGCGATCAATCAGACAAAAGACAAGCTGAAGACGCTGAAAGATGCGGCGGACAAGGCAAATGACGCTTTGAAATCGGGCGAAATGACGCAGGAGCAGTATGATGCGCTACAGCGGGAGATCATCGAGACTGAGCAGAACCTGAAACAGCTCGAACAACAGGCGCGGCAGTCTGCATCCGTTCTGGGCACGCAGTTCCAGGAAGCGGGGCGGAAGATACAAGAGGCCGGCGAGAAGATCAGCGCATTCGGAGAGAAGATCAGCGCAATGGGCGGACAGCTCACCATGAAGGTGACGGCTCCGATCGTGGCGGCGGCTGGTGTGGCGGTGACGAAGTTCGCAGAAGTTGATAAATCGATGACGCTGGCAAACGCGACCATGAAAAACACGTCCGAAGAAGCAGAAATGCTCAATAAGGCGATGGAAGATGCCGCATCTGCATCTATTTTTGGAATGTCGGACGCGGCAAATGCGACGCTGAACTTTGCACGTGCCGGTCTCAATGCCGAACAGGCGGCGGCGGCTCTGGCTCCGTCTATGAACTTGGCTGCAGCTTATGCGGGAGATCTCAATGTTGTTTCTGCCGGCCTGGTTGCAACGATCAACGGCTTTCAGGACAGTTTCGAGAATACTGCACACTATGCCGACGTGTTTTCTGCTGCGTGTGGCAATTCTGCGCTTGAGATCGATGATATGTCTCAAGCGATGTCTGTTGCCGCTCCTGTTTTTAAGGCAGCAGGTTACAATATAGAAGATGCGGCGCTCTATATGGGTGTGATGGCAAATAATGGTATCGATGCTAACACAGCGGCGAACGCACTCAAAACCGGTATGGCTAAGTTGGCAAAACCGGCAAAAGAGGGAGCAGAAGCTCTTGATGCGCTTGGTGTTGAACTTTTCAATGCAGACGGTTCTATGAAGGATTCTCTTGAAGTTCAGAAACTGCTGCATGATTCTTTTGCTACCTTATCCGATCAGGAACAGATCGCGGCGGCATCCGCTATTTTTGGAAAAAACCAGATGAGCAACTGGCTTGCGCTGATTAACACTGCTCCGGGTGATGTGGATAATCTTTCCAGCAGCCTGGAGGATTGCGCGGGAACCACCCAGGAAATGTCTGATGCCATGATGAGTGGATTTGCAGGATCTATTGAAGAGTTGAAATCCAAACTTGATGTATTGATGACATCACTGGGCAAGTTGGTCGCGAAATATCTCACGCCTGTAATCGAGAAGATTAGCGAGTGTGTTGATAAATTTCAAAATTTAAGTGATGCCGAAAAGGATCAGATCGTCCGGATCGCTGGCATAGTGGCAGCAGTCGGCCCCGCGCTATTGATTGCGGGGAAGATCATCACCACGATCAGCAAGATCGTGACCGGCTTCGGAAACATCACATCCGCAGTCGGCAAGTGCATCACCAAGATCACGGCGATGGCGGCGACCAATCCGATCATGCTTGCGATAGGCGTGGCGGTGGCAGCAGCAGCGGCGGCATTTGCGGTCATGGCTATCCGCACGAAAGAAGCGCATGACAGGGCGGCAGAGCTGAGCGATGAGCAACAGAATCTGCACGACAAGCTCATGAGCACGAATGACGAGATCAACAGGCAGACCGAGTCCTACAAGACGGCGCTCGCTCAGGTTGATCAGGAGATCAGTTCCGAGCAACGTCTGATTGATGAACTGAACGGAATCACCGATGCAAATGGTCGCGTTCGTGCGGGTTATGAGGAACGCGCTCAGGTGATCGCTGGACAGCTTGCAGAGGCGTTCGGCGTTGAAATTGAATATCAGAACGGCGTTATTCAGAAATATGATGAAGTCATGGCGAAGATCGATGAGGTCATTGCCAAGAAGAAAGCGGAGGCACTTCTCTCCGCTGGACAACAGGACTATATCAATGCGCTGAATGGACAGGCTCAGGCATATCGCGATGTGAAGGACACAGAAGACGGTTTAAAGGTCGCACAGGATGCGCTGACAGCAGCACAGGATCAATATACGCAGAGCGTCAACAATTTATCACAGGCGCAGCTTAATGCTGCAACTGCGGGAGACGGACTGGGCCGGGCACTTGCGATGAACAAGTTTGCTGAGGCGCAGATTGAAGTTCGCGAAGCTGCGGCGGCAGTTCAGGGAGCTTCAGAGAAGGTCAACACTCTTTCTGCGGATCTCGACAATGCAAACCGTGCATGGGAGAACACTCAAGCGACACTGACCAACTATGAGGCACTGCAAGAGGCGGTCGCGTCCGGTACGGGAGATCTTGATCATCTGATCACGACATTTTCAAATAATCTCCTCACATCCGGGAATGCTACAAAAGAGCAGCTTGTGCAACAGGCACAGGATGCGGAGGCTTTTTTCCAGCAAGTTCAGGCGGACTATTACAACAGCGACAAGGCTATCAGCGAAAGCGCACTCCAGAGCGCTCGCGAGATGCGGGATGCCGCTATCGAAGAACTGAAAAAGACAAGCGAAGATTCAGAGGAATCCGGAAAGAATATCACAGCCGGTGTGAGCACCGGAATGAAAGATCCGTCCGAGCTTGCCAAGATCGAACAGGCTGGCGGCGAGATCGGCGATGCGGCCACCAATTCTGTGGACACTAAGATGGGGATCGAGTCTCCATCGAAGGTCATGCAGGAGCGCGGCCATTATATCGTAGACGGTCTTGTGCTTGGAATCCGTGACAAGATCCCGGAGATCCAGACGGTCGGGCAAGAGGTAAAAGATGCCCTGATGCAAGCCTTTTCTGGTGACCAGCAGATCGGAATGCAAACCGGAACGGCTGCCATGACAGGCAAAGGCGGCAAGGGTGGCGTTGCTGGAAACAATCAACAGGCTGGGTTCTTCTCCACGCTTCTGACGCAGTTCGACATGATGCTCACTCTGTTTGAAGAGAAGAACATCGCGTTGCAGGAGCAGATCACGACCTGGCTGGAAGAGTTCACCACGTTGGAAACGACATGGTTCGATGAGACGTGGTTTATGAACATTCAGGATCAGTGCCAGCAAGTCGAGGACAAGCTGACTGAGCACGTTGAAAACCTGAAAACATTGCAGACCGACACATGGACGGAAGCGCAGACGGCGACAGACACCAACTTCGGGCTTCTTTACTCCACGACAGAGACAAAACTGGACGAAATCTATAACAAGTTCGATGAGGTCATGACGAAGCTGAAAACCGATGCTGTGACATGGGGCGAAGACATCGTTCAGGGCTTGATTGATGGCATTGATAATATGATGCCGACGCTTCAGGCGAAATGCGAAGCGGTCGCGGCAATGATCGCATCATACATCCACTTCTCACTTCCCGACAAGGGCCCTCTTTCCGATATGGATGAATCAATGCCCGACATGATCAACATGATGGTGCGCGGGATTGACGAGAACCTTCCCAAGCTGGCGGCGGCGAATGAGCGCATGGCTCAGACGCTTGCACCGGACATGAGCGGCATGACCGCAATGAACCGGAGCACAAGCGGCACGAACAGTCGGCTTGATGCTCTGACGGATGTGGTCGCAAGGTATCTGCCACTCGCGGCGCAGGACCGGCAAGTTGTCCTTTATCCCAACAAATTGGTCGGTGCGATTGCACCGGACATGAATAGAGCGTTAGGAGGCATGATGGCATGAGTGTGAGAGAAATCAAGCTATACGATGATAATGGGCAGTGCTACACACTGACCACCAGACAGCATTTCATCCATCAGATCGGAGGGTTCGGATTCCAGGATCAGACCTACTATCAGCGAATCGGCTCCATGTTCAAACCGCTGACCGAGAACATCCTTCCGGACAGCCCGACAGGCTCCATCTTCTTTTCGGAGCCTAACGCTTACAAGAAATACTATGATTTTGCCAGGTTCATTCGGAAAACTCCTTTAACGCTCGCATACAATCCGGACGGCTCCACAGAGTTCCGGATTGACGTGCGAGTGCAAACGTTGGAGAAGGCGGACAAGATCGAAGGCGGCTCCGGGCTGAATTGTGCCGTGACCTTCTATCCGCTGACGACATGGTACAAGGTCGTGGATGTGATCAATGACGGATCGATTGTAGACGGCAAGGTTTATTCATTCACATATCCGTATGTATACACGAATAGCGTCAAGCAGACTGTTCTGATAGACTCCGACACGGCGATGGAATCACCGGCAAAGATCACGATCTACGGCCCGGTAGAGAATCCTGTTTGGGTGCATTATGTGAACAATGTCCAGCGGGCGACCGGCACGATCAATGCCACGATTCCGGCGGGAAACAAACTTGTAATTGACACCACCATGATCCCGTATAGCATCAAGGAATTCACAAATGCGGGCGTGCTGGTGGCGGATCGCTACAAACAGGCGGACTTCTCGACAGATCGCTTCTTTTTCTTAGAGCGGGGCGAGAATCAGATCTCCGTGCAGCACTACGGAGCGAACACAGTCATGCTAGGTGTGGAGGCTCATCTAAGCTATGAAACCGTTTAATGTGGAAATATTTGATCAGGCATTTGCTCTGGTCGCTCATACCAATGTCGATACCGTGCAGATCAATGAGGACTATCTTGCGCCGGAGGCGAACACGATTTCGATGCTATCTGACGCAGAAATCAAACCGAACCAGTACATCAGACTGGTGCGGGACGACTTCGATCTGTTTGGGATCATCACGGAGATTGCCGACGGCATGGACGATAAGAATCTCATGGATGTGTCATTCATGCCGTTTTCTTCCTTATTAAATGTGCAGATCCTGTTCGATACCACGCTTCAGGGCGGTTCCGTTCCTCTGGAGACAGTCTTACAGAATTATGTGGCCTCATATTTGATCGAGAACGACGACACGGCTCAGAACGTGCCCGGTCTTTCCATCTCATCAGAGTCCACGACAACCGATTGGACGTTCGAGATCCTTCCGGATGAGGAATATGATGAGGAAACAGGCTTCGGCGGGGTCTATGCGGTGATTAATCTGTATTATGATCTGTTCGTGCCGGCTTTCCTCAAATATGATGTAAAATTCGACATTGAGATCAATCCACAGGCCAAGACCATTGTGGCGACGATCGGGAAGGAGTCGGGGCAGCAGTTCATTGAGGCAGATCTTCCGAACATATTCGACAAAACGATCATCACCAAGAGCACACAGCAGACCGTGAACAAGCTGGTGATCTACAACACGCAGGATTACACCGAATCAATCATCTATTATCTGCACACGGATTATTCCTACGACACGACAGACGCAGACCGGATCACTCCGGTGGTGTATGAGATCGAGAAAACGGCTCCGACGGAAGGAGACGGAACACCGGAAGATCCCGGCACGACATTCGCGGAAGAAGCGCAGATTGTTGCAGACGGAATGTTCGCAAACATCGAGTTTGAGAACCTTATCGAGCTTTGCATGATGAATGATGATGAGATGATCCAGCCTGCGAGTATGAAGATTGGGCAGACGGTGACTGTGCTGTCAAACGGCACGGAGTATAACAGCGTGCTGACCGGCAGACAGACCGGAGAAACAACAAAACTGATTTTTGGCTTCATCAGATTGGAGCTGACAAAACAAATACAAAGGAGAGAGAGAGATGGCAGACGAAATTAGACTGGTTACATTCGAAGGCGAAAACGTGGCGCCGGTGAACGATGCTCTGATGTGGGACGCGGCGATCGGCGACAGCGGCGTGATCTATGGCTGCGAGACTACACTGAAAAACGCATCGACCTTGCACATTGCGGCGGGGTACGGTGTGATTTGCGGGCGGCACTTCCAAGTATTTGAGTCCGACATTCCGGTGACGTTATCCTCCACAGGAGATCTGCTGGGGCGCTTGTATGTTCACATGGATCTGTCAGATGCAACGGAGCCGATTCAACTTCTGATCGAGACTGCTGCCTCTTTGAGTCCGGAAGAACAGGACGCGAATATCAATATCATAAACGGCATCTGGGACATGAACATGGCGACATTCGCAGTCAATGCTCTGACGATCTCTAATCTTCAGAACGTCTTCTCGACTGTTGCGGGTGGCGGGTCTTCTCTGATCGCCGGCACAGAGACCGGAGCAACGGCTTCTCAGGCGTATGTCGCTGGGCAGTACATCATCTGGGGAAGCAGACTGTGGGAAGTGATCGCGCCGATTGCAAGCGGCGATGCGTTCGTAATTGGGTCGAATTTGAGCGCTACAAGCACGACGGTCGGGAATGAATTAACTGAGTTAAACAGCAGTTTAACTGCTGGAGGTAAGGAATTTTTCTTTGATTATCAAGGTGGCAAATTCGGTTACAACGAAGACGCTGCGCGGGGTGCTGGTACATTTCACCCTTTTGAAGTTGCGGTAGTCAAGGGGATGTTTGCATACAATGGATCAAATCATGCTAATATAGTGAACTCTGACGGATCTGCTTATAGCGTTACATGGACTACTGGCATGGGTGTATGCGACTTTGCAGACGTTTCGCCAAATCCATCTACATATTACGCTTATAATTGCACAGCAAAGAAATCTGGTTACTTCTTATGTTTGTCAGATGGGCTTGTATACAGGACAGTAGGACAGGTTATCAATCAGACATCTCATGCACAGTGGATGGTATATTTTGGAGAGACTAATCCGTTTCAATAATAATCATTGAAACACATTTGACTCGCCGCAGTATGCAAGATAGTAGTAGCACTCCATCGTATCTCCTACATTTTTATACACAGGAACCTGATTATCGTTACCGTTAAGATAATATCCTGCTTTCTTGATTGTAAATGTGAAACTGATCGAAGCATAAGGAACGTTATATGTGCGCTCTACATATTCATTATCTTCTGGCAAGGTAGATTGATGACCTGCATAGATATTATCCTGCACTTTTGCGCCTGTTGTGAAATCATAAACAATTTGATTCCACGTCTGTTGCTGAGAAGTGCAAATTATGACACGAAACTCTGGGCTAAAAGGGCTCCATGAACCAGCACCCCGTGCCGACCACTCCGGCTGGTTACTTGTTGTGTTGAGTCTTATATCAATCCCCGCTAAACTGCTGTTTAATTGAGTTAAACCGGAGGAAATCAAAAACAAAATAACGTTCTCATCCGCGCGAAAATGCGCGGTTTTTTATTACAAAAATTTAAGGAGGAAAAAGAAAAATGAAAAATCTGAAA